CGAAAAGCTGCGATGCGACAGCGGCGCGCTCGGCCTCTGGGACAAACTGGCCCAGCGCCTCCTGAATGGTGGCGATGCGCTCATCAAGAGGCATGCTTTGCAGATCCTCGGCCGAGAGCCGCAGGCGGCGCAGGGCGTCCACTGCGGGGCCGGTCCCGGAAGCCGCCTGGCTCAGCCGCCGCGTCAGCTGCACGGTGGCCTGTTCGACCTGACCCATCGACACGCCTGCCAGATCGCCCGCGCGTTCCAGCACCTGAATGCTCGCCACTGTCGTGTCGAGCGAGGCCGCGAGTTTCGCCTGTGCATCCACCGTCTGCAGACCCGAGCGGATCATCGCACCCCCGGCAGCGGCCAGCGCGGCAGTTGCGGCGGCCGCAGCCAGCGTGGCGCGCCGGGCGAATGCGGCGACGCGGGCATTGGCCATGTCCATCTCGCTCGACAGGCGGCCAAATCCCCGCGCGCCAGCCGCACCCACGCCCTCCAGCTCGGCGCGCACCTGGCGTCCGCCAACTGCGGCGAGGCGGACGCTAACGCGTTTTTCAGCCATCGCGGCTTCCTTCCATCTGTTCGTTGAGTTTGCGCACCATCACCGCCTCGATCTCGGGCAGCAGTTCGGCGGCGATCAGCGCGTCGATCCCAAGAGCCCGCGCCAGCGCCAGTGCTGCGCCCATGTCCCAGCCGAGCACCCCGCCGCGGATCACGCGGAGCTGCCCGCCGAGGCGGCCGACCAGGTCCCAGACCTGCCAGCCCTCGAAGCTGTGGGGTCGGTTCAGTCTTGCGGGGCAGTCCTGGCACGAGACTTGGCACGCTTCGCAGTACCGGTCGCCCCCGCTGAAGTGCCATTCAGCAAGGGCGCGGAGACGTTTTTTTCCGCGTCCAGAATGAGACCCCGCGCCACATAGGAGGTCTGGAAGGCTTCAAAGACCGGCCAGATCTCCAGAAGCGCGTCGATGCCTTCAGGGCTGACCGGCACGGGATTGCCTGCGTCATCGCCCACGCCCTCCCAGTCGAGCACGGCGCGGCGGGCCAGCGCCTTGGCGAAGGCGACGGCGCGTTCCTCGTCGGATGCTTCCTCGGGCACGGCCTCCACGGCCGGGTCGCTGCGCGTCGCCACCATCAGCGCGGTGGTCAGCGGGCGGAGTTGCACCCGAACCCCGGGCGCCAGGTCATGCCAGCGGGGCGCGTTCGTCAGGTCGAGCGTCAGCATCCTCAATACACCTCTATGTCGTTGATCAGGGTTGCGGTGCACATGCGGCCCACCACGTTGTCCCGGGCCGCCTGCCAGTCGAAGGTCGCCTGCACCCCCTGCGGCCCGGAAATCTCGATGCGGGGTCGTGGCAGGTAGACGGCGTGAACTGTGAGGGTGAAGGCTTCGCCTGAGGGCAGGACGTAGGCGAACTCCATCTCGCAGGCCTCGCCGTTGATCGCCTGCGTCACCAGCGTCTGGTCGGCGAAGCGCACCTCGATCCGGCCCGTCAGAGCGGCGATGGACGGGTCCGCGCCATCGATACGCCCGTCCGAGCGGATGGTCTCGATGCGGTCGAGGTTGTTGGCGTGAGCGATTTCGGCCGAGACGACATTGCCCAGCGCCGTGCCATTCCGGCTGATTGCGCCGTTGAAATGGCCAAACCGCTTCAGCTCCAGCGCGGCGGGCGTTCCGGCGCTGGTCGTCGTGCCGACCGTCTCGCCCTGCGCCACCAGCCGGGCGGTTGCGGTGAGCAGCCCAGAACGCTGCATCTGCCAGGTCAACTGGTCGAGCACGCAGCCGGAATACATCGCGAAGCGCGGCACCTCGGGCATGCCGGTCTCGATGGACATCGAGGGCAGTTCCCATGCGCCCGATCGGAACTCATGGGTGTAGGGTGCCGCCGCGCCGGTTGTAACCGGATCGCCAAACGCCGCCTTGAGCCAGAACCCGAAGCCCGCGGCATCGATCGGCACCACCACATCACCATCCGCCGTCACCGCATCCTTGACCGGGGCGAGGGGATCGCGGCCGTAGCCCAGCAGCTCGCTGTTCAGCAGCGGTTGTTCCGATCCGAGCGAGGTGCTGGCGAAGGGCATCCTGGTAAAGCCGCCAACCGGCGGGGTACCGTAAACTGTCTTAAAGCCGAGCGCCATCTGCGCCCGCGCGCCTTGCGCACGTGCCATGGGGGTCTCCTGTTCTTGGGGGTGTCAGGCCAGAGGGCCCGTGGTGGTGGAGTGCAGGACGACGGTGATGATCGCCGCCTTCAGCGCCGCCGCGCCCTCGATGGGCAGATCGACCGACGCCGGGGCCTCGGGTTCGATCCAATCACAAAGACCGCCCAGCGTGCGGTCGGCTTCCAGCGCGGTGCCGATGCTGGCGATCAGGCTGCCGAAGGCGCTGGCCCGGCCGGTGCCTGCTTGAACCACGACCTCAAGCTCGGCCCGGTGCTGGTAATGGTAGCGCAAGGGCGACAGCGTCACCTCCGGCTCGCCCGGCTGGCCATCCCGCAGGATGATCAACCCCGCCGTGGGGATCCGTTCGGGCAGCACCTCATCGCGCAGAACAAGGGCGGCAAGCGGCTGCAGTCGCGCATGCAGCGCGGTGAGGACGGTTTCAAAGGTGGTGGGCATAGGGTTCTACCCTCATCAACATACAGCGGAATTCAGCCACGCGACATGTGCCGCGCTGGTCAAAGCCCTTCACGACAAACGTCCTGGGGCTGGAATGTCACGATCTGAAGCGTTACAGTTCGGCCTCCTTGATGTCACCGAATCTTGGTGATCAGATAATTCCTCTCGCTCCCAACGCTGAACCAGCCTCTTTGCGTCCCGTAGCCGCCCCTGTACCCCAGAGCAAAGGCTGCCCCCAATGCACATCCGCTTCGGCTTCGAGATCGACATCGTCTGCAAGGCTCCGGTGCCCCTGCTCCTTGCCCTGTCGACCCACAGCACCATCCAGGGCCGCTTCATCGGCGAGGATTTCGTCAGGGTCCCCCCGGGCTGCGACTATCGTTGGTACACTGACATGTTCGGCAACCAGATCACCCGCTTGACCGCCCCCGCAGGTTCCACCCGGCTCTGGTCTGATTGCGTGATCGAGTTCGACGGTTGGCCCGACCGCCAGGCGCGCCACGCGCGCCAGCTTCCGGTCCCGGACCTGCCTGACGACGTCCTTCAGCACCTCGTTCCCAGCCGTTACTGCGACAGCGACAACCTGTCGGACCAGGCCTGGTCCCGTTTTGCCGGCCATGCCGAGGGTTGGGACCGCGTTCAGGCCATCACCGCCTTCGTGCACCAGCACATCACCTTCGGTTACCAGTTCGGGCGCGCCAACAAGATGGCGTCCGAAGTTTTTCGCGAGAAGACGGGCGTCTGCCGCGACTTCGCCCACCTCGCGATTTCGCTGTGCCGCGCCATGAACATCCCGGCCCGCTACTGTAGCGGCTACCTTGGCGACATCGGCGTCCCCTACTCCGGGGCGGGCGATTTTTGCGCCTGGTTCGAGGTCTACCTCGATGGCGAGTGGTACACTTTCGACGCCCGCTACAACATGCCGCGCGGAGGCCGTATTCTGATGGTCCGCGGTTCTGACGCGGCCGACGTGGCGATGATCACCTCCTTCGGCGCCCATGATCTGACTTACTTTCGCGTCTGGACCGACCAACTCGCGGACGGCCTGTCAGACGGTGCCATCCTGGACATGCTTCAGACGCGCCCCTCGGGCGAGCCGCTGGTGTTTCCGTCATCGGCCAGGGCGGTTTGATCTTGGATGCGGAAAATAGCTGAGTTGAAGGTTGGCTCATCAATAGTGGCGACAGCGTCACCTCGGGCTCCCTCGGCTCGCCGTCGCGCAGGATGAGCAGTCCCTCGGCAGGGACACGCTCGGGCAGCACTTCGCCGCGCAAGGCTGTGGCGGGCAGCGCCGAGAGCCGCGCGCGCAGCGCGGTGAGGATGGTTTTGCGGTTGGTGGGCATCGTCGGTGGCTTTGCATCCTCGCCCACGCTATCAAGGTGCAGGCTTTGTTACCGATCGTGCAGGTGGACTTGCGCTGGATCAACCATCTTCATGTTTTCTCATGTTAGGTGATCACACACAGGAGAATCGACATGCAGTTTCAACTGAATACCGATGCCAATATTGAGAGTGATGAGCGCTTGGCCGAATTGGCCGAAAACACTGTCACGTCGGCGCTGGGGCATCTGACCGACCGTCTGTCCCGGGTGGAGGTGCATCTGGTCGATGTGAACGGCGCCAAGGGTGGCCCCGACGACATTCGCTGCACCGTCGAGGCACGTCCCGAGGGGATGCAGCCGCAGACGGTCACCGACAATGATGCCAATGTGGTTGCAGCTCTACGCGGCGCGGCGAAGAAGATTCGCTCCCTTCTGGACAGCGAATTCGGTAAGCTGGGACGGCACTGACGGACAGGAGATATGCGCTGAGCACCCTTCGTATCATCAGCGTTGATCACAGCCGACCCTCCACCCAGTTCGCCACGATCAGCCCCGGTACCGCGTCGTGCGCCCGTTCCGCATCGCGCGCGAGATCCAGCCGCTTCGGCAGCTTGACCTGCGGCACCAGCAGGAAGATCGGCGCGGTGACCTTGCCGCGCCCGGTCTTCGAGCGTGATGCGACGGCCCGGCCCTTGGAATTGAGCCGCCCCTCGGCCACCAACAGGCTCGGCCCACGGCGACGATAGATGAAGCGCAGGCGCAGGCCGGTGCGGCGCTCCCATTCGCCCGGCGTGATCCGACCGCCGCGCAGGGATTTGCCTGCGGCAGGCAGCGGGATCGCCAGCCAGAACCCGTTTTTCGAGCGGATCAGCGGGCCGGTATCATGCGCACCGACGATCACCGGGGCTTTCGACCAGACCAGTGCTGCCGCATTCAGGCTTTCGTCCGCCTTCGGGAAGCTGGCGAGGCGGATCGAGTTGGCAAGCCTTGTGCCCAACCCCGCGCCGGTGATCTGTGCCCGCCAGGCGGATTTCAGCCCCGTCCCTGCCTCGCGCATCGCGGTGGTGACGGCGCGTTCGCCTGCGGCAACCTCGGCAGCCATCAGGGCGACGATGTCGGGATCGATGGCGAGTTTCAGTTTCACGCTGGCCTCAGATCGACAGTCCAGACCAGCCGTTCGCGGTCGCGGACGGGCTCGCCTTGAATGAGGAAAGCTTCGCTGTCGATCTCGAGCCGGTCGCCGGGACGCGGGTTCGGCACCTCGGCCACGCGCAGGTCGATACGCGTGGTTTCCGACCAGAGTCGCGCATCACCGAATTCACTGACGGCGTCCGCACGCCGGGCGACGGCGCGCACAAGCACGGGCGCGCCGCCATCGGATGTGTAGATCGCCTCAACGCCGATGTTGGGATCGGCGAAGAGCATCTCGATGGCGGCGGCAAAGGCGTTCATCACGTCCGCCGCGCGGACCGCAGCACCTGGGGCCGGGTGCAGATCGGCAGCGGGTTGCTTTCGATCTCGAGGCGCACCCATTCGTCGCGGTCGCGGTCGCGGTCCGGGATGGTGCGGGCGTAGAGCGGTAGGCCCAGCGTGTTCACCGTCTCGAAGGTGTCGGCGGGGGCGTGGTAGATTTCGAACAGCCCCTCGACGCCTTCGGGATAGAAGAAGGCCTTGTCGGTCGGCACGCCGAACCCCGCGCCACCCCGGTAGCGGCGGAAAGTGATGCCGCCAAAGCTGACCTCGTCGGCGACGCGCCCACGCAGATCGGCGGCGGCGGCGGTGTTGAGGTAGGTTTCGCGCACCTCCTTATGCGCCACCAGATCGGCGAAGAAGGCCGAACCGCATTCGGCGCGCAGCGCAATCGCACCGGTGGCAAGGCCGCCCATCGTATCCTCGACACTTTCGATCAGTGCCTGGCAGCGTTTGCGCAGCGCCCCGGAGCCCGGGGTCGCATTGTCCAGATCGAAGTCGATCTCGGTGGCGGGCGTGATGCCGAACTCGGTGAAGTAGTTGATCACCGTTGCGCTGTCTTTGGGGTCTTTCACGATCCCCTGGATGCCGTTCAGCAGGTGATACTCGAAAGTCGCCTCGGCATCCTGGCGCAGACGGCCGAGCTTGCGGGCGACCTCGCTTTGCACCTGCTGGGTCGCGCTTTCCGAGCCGAAGTCACGGATGCCCTGGATCTCGGAGGCCCAGAGCACATCCTGCTTCTTGAACTGGCGGCACACAAACGCCCGCATGTCGCGGCGTTCGGGCACCTGTTGCTCGAAGGCCGAGCCGCGTTCCGAGAACGGGATCAGCGACAGCGTGCCATCGCGGCTCTCGATCACGACGGTGCGCGCGCGCACGCCGCGCGGCGAGAACAATTCCGCCCCCGACAGGATCGCGGGCTTGAAGGGGATGTTTTCGAGCGCGCGGGTGAGTTCGATGATGGTGAAGGCATCGCCTTCGAAGATGTCCATGGTGGCCATGAGGATGCCTCCTTTGAGAGTTTG